CGCCGGAGTGCCTCGCACGGTCGGCGAGGTCAAGGCGGCCGTCAAGATCGAGCTGGCCAAGTGGCAGCGCGAGACGCTGACCGAGATGGAGAACGCCGGGGAGCCCAACTGCTTCTTGCTGATCAAAGTCCCGTACAAGAGCGTCGCGAAGTGGGACTTCTGGATCCCGGCCTATCAGGTCGGGTTGGAAGACCGGTCCTTCACGCCCGAAGAGAAGCTGCCGGAGGTCTGCCGATGGATCCACATGGACTTCGAGCTGGGACGCGACGTTATCCGGACGCTCGCCAGCCAGGGCTGGCTATAGCTCCTGTCCTCGCCCATTACGGCGTCGACCTGAACGAGGGCCGCTGGGGCAACGAGCTGGTCTGTTGCCCCGTGCACGGCGAGCGCCGTGCGTCCATGTCGGTCAATATCGAGAAGGGCGTGGTCCATTGCTTTGCGTGCGGCTTCGGAGGCGGCGCCATCCGCCTCGTGATGGCTATGGAGTCGTGTGACCGTGCAGACGCTGAGCGCAGAACAGCGGAGATTCTTCGAGCAGGCGGCCACCCAGTACCAGAGCGATCTGGCGGCCGATACCGCCGCCCAGGCCTATCTGATGACGAGGGGTCTGGGCCCCGAGGCCGCGGCCTTGTTCCGACTCGGAGTCGTTACGTCCCCCCTGGCCGGACATGAGCAGTACCGCGGGCGTCTGGCCATCCCGTACCTGACCCCCGCCGGGGTCGTGAACCTGCGCTTCAGGTGCGCAGCGTCGCACGATTGCGAGGCCGAGCATCACCCGAAGTACCTGAGCGCCGAGGGCGCGGGGTCCAACCTGTTCAACGTGTTGGACCTCAAGAAGGACTCGCCCTTCGTCTGCGTGGCAGAGGGCGAGATCGACACCATGAGCCTCTCCCTGGCCGGCCTGCCGGCCGTGGGCGTGCCCGGGGTCGACACCTGGCAGAAGCACTTCTCGCGCTGCCTGGAGGACTTCGAGGTCATCTACGCCTTCGGCGACGGCGACAAGGCCGGCGGCAAGTTCTCCAACTTCCTGGCCCGGGAGACCCGGGCCCGTCCCATCCGCATGCCCAACGGCAAGGACTGCAATGACATCTTCCGAGAGCAGGGGGCCGATGGCCTCCGAGCACTCATCGACTGACCGCTGCCGCCGCTGCGGTCAGTCGATCGAGTACGACCAGACCTGGTTCCACACCCGCTTTGCCCGAATGCCCTGCACTCGGCCCGCGCCCGATCTGCGCTGCGTGTGCGGCGCCTTGCGGACCCGGCATGCGGGCGACTCGGGCTCTTGCTACGGGGAGACCTGCGAGTGCACGCAGTTCCGCTGCGACCACACGCGGTGCGGCTGGAAGCCGCGCGAGGAGCCCGAGTACGAAGCTCACGACTTCATCGAGAAGGGGCACTGCGCCGCTTGCGCCAAGGACTTCGAGGACCAGGTGAAGAGGGCCAGGATGATCCCCCGACCGGAGCCCAAGCGCCTCTCGCTCACCACCGTGTGCGCCTGCTCGCACGTCAACAACTGGCACGTACGGACCGACCACAACGACACGCACTGTGCGGCCGTCGACTGCCCGTGCGGGGCCTTCAGGGCCTCGTCAGAGGACGAGAAGTCCCTCCCGCCCTGCACGTGCGGCCCTGACGAGGCCTGCGGCGACCCGTGCGACTACGAGTCCCGCTGTAACGGCTGCGGGCACCATGGGGGCGAAGGGTGCGGTTGCCCTGCGCACGCCTTCGTCTCCTTCGAGCACTGCGACCGGTGTGCCGGTACGTGGCTCCTCAGGAACGCGGGTGAGGAGCCGCCCCTCACGCCCGAGGAGGAAGAGGAGGCCGCGCCGGAGGTCGCCGTGGACGACTTCGGCCAGCCCATCCGCGAGTGCTACGCCTGTGACCGCGTGGGCTGCTCTGGCTGCGCTCCGCCCCAGCCCGAGCGGCGTCCTCCGTACGCCGTTGCCTACTCCGTCCAGGGCCACCTCTTCGAGGTGGCCCTTCCTGGTGACGCCACCGTGAGGGCCGTGGACGGGGCCCTCGTCATCCAGCACCACCTGGGGCCCGTGGCCGGGATCGTCAGCGTGCTGCCCGTGATCAACAAGGAGAGCTGATGCCCCGCTTCCGCAAGAAGCCGGTAGAGATCGAAGCCGTGCAGTTCACGGGCAACTTCGACGAGATCGAAAGGTTCGTCGGGGGTGATGCCGAGTTCCGGAACAGCGAACTCGTGGTTGCCACCCTGGAGGGCCCCCTCCGCGCCCGGTCGGGCGACTGGATCATCAAGGGCGTGGCGGGCGAGTTCTACCCCTGTAAGCCGGACATCTTCGCCAAGACGTACGAGAGCGCCGACGAGCCCAGCGACTCGGACAGGCTCGCCGCCCTGGAGGCGGCCGGGGTGGACAACTGGGAGGGCTACGAACACGCGATGGCCATCCTGCGCGGAGAAGAGGACTAATGCTCAAGCTGACCACTAAGGGCACGGTGCGCTTCTCCTGGGCCTCCGAGGCCATGGAGGCCATCTGGGCCCTGAACCCGGGCGACTCCGAAGAGGAGCTGCTCGCCAAGATGAAGCTGATCGTGCGCTTCGTGGAGGAGCAGGGCAAGCCCCCGCTGCCCGAGCGGCTCCCCGGCTTCGCGCTGGGGATGGCGCAGACCGCCCACCCGGCGCCTGAGCCGGTCACGGGGAACGGCTGGGCCCCGACTGCGGGGATCGTGCCCCCGGTCCCGGAGCTTCCCGCCGACCGTCAGGGCGAGTGGGAGCTCATCCCGCCGGAGGAGCAGTGAGCGCCCGGGAGACGCTGATCGAGCAGGTGAAGCTCGTGGAGGACAACTACGGACCGACCGAGGGCTTCAATCCGGAGACCCTTGTCGACGCCTACGCCCACGAGCTGGCGGAGAAGATCCGGGCGGAGCGGTACATCCACGACTGCTGTCCGGAGTGCCACGCGGCGGCTGACGCGTGCGCCAATCTGATCGACCCGGAGGTGTCTGACAGTGGCGCATGACCTGCCCAAGCTGGGCAGACAGGCGTCTGCCCGCATTGACGACCAGATGCGCAAGGACCTGAACGTCCTGTGCGTGACGTGGGGCGGGACCGTGTCTGACGTCCTGCGCAAGGCCGTCAACCAGGAGGCCGAGGCCGTCAGGCAGGCCTGGCAGGCGGCTGGAGTCGATCAGCCGGACGCGTAACATGGATGCCGTCGACCCTCTCCGGTCGGCAGGCGCCCCGTACCTCCGGATTCATCACCCGGAACCTCTCCTCGGAGCGCGAAAGAAAAAGGCCCCCACCTCACGGTGGGGGCCTTTTCTGCGTTCCGGGACAAGGGGTGCCCGGAACGACTGCTGCTCGGGGAGGCTACCCGGGGGGTGTGACATCAGGCCGATCTTCACCGGAACTCTGCGCATTGAGCGCGTTGTTCACAGCCTTTTCGATGCGCTCGGTCAGCACCCCGTTGGTCTGGTGCGTGATCTTTTCCAGCGCCTTGTCCTGATGGTCCGACCTGGTGTCCAGGTGGTTGATCACGAAGACGGCGCCCAGGATCGGCATCACGAGCGCGACGTACGACGTGGTGTCCGACCCCTTCAGGGTCAGCACCACGAAGCCGCCGATGGTCAACGCGGCGGTGCCCAGCTGAAGAATGGTCGATCTCATTCGTCCCCCCTCAGGGATGGTGGCCGCAGGCGGTCCAGCGCCTCGGCCGTGGGTCGGTCGAGCACTCCCGTGACCGGGAGCTTGAAGAGCTGCTGTACGCCCCTCAGGGCGCTCAGGGTGGCGTGGTCCATCTCTCCGGTCACGTCCACGTTCAGAGCCCGCTGAGCGGTCCGCACGGCCGCTCTCTCGGCCTCGGAGGCCGGCGCGATGATGACGCGGTCTGGTGGCCATGTCATGCCGTGATCACATCCGCGATGGTGCGCAGTTCGACCCACAAGATCCCGCCGCTCGTGGAGGCGTTGGACCCAGGCTGGGCCTTCTGCTCGAAGCGGTAGTCGTCGATGACTACCAAGTAGGACTGATCGTTCTTCAGGTCCTGGAAGGACACCGCGTCGCCGCGGGCGAAGAGCTGCTCGAAGGCCGCGAGACGGGACAAGGTGCGTCCCTCGTAGCCCACGGTCTGGCCGGAGCGGGTCTGCTCCTTGTCGAAGCACAGGAGCGGGATGGTGAACACGCGCTGGCGCACGGCGCCGGGCATGGCCTTGAGCTGCCAGCCGTTGACCTCCCCGCCCTGCGAGAGGTCCGTCCCGGAGCGGGCCAGGGTCAGCTTGAGCTGGATCCACTCCACTGCCGTGGAGGGCGCGGCCATCACCACGTTGTCGATGACCGAGGCGCCGCCCTGCGAGATGGTCAGGATCGAGGTCTCGGCTCCGCCGGGCTCGATGACGGAGACGCCCACCGAGCCCATCAGGCCCGTCGGGGTCTTCACCGAGACGACCTTGAAGATCTTCGGCTCCAGCGTGGAGTACCGCACGCGTCCGGTCTGGAGGTATCCGGTCGCCTCCCTGTCGGAGGCGTGCTCGAGGTAGGCCCCCTGGCCGACCACGGCGAACGCCATGCGGTCGCTGTTGCCGAAGTTCGTTGCCGAGGTGACCTCGCCCGTCACCAGGGCCTGGAGGTCCGTGGCGTACGCGAAGCGCCCGCCGGCCGCGGAGCTGGTGTCCTGGACGGGCTGGCCCAGGTCGACCCGGTAGAGCCCGCTCTTGGAGTCGATGCCGTTGCTGGCCCCGACGAAGAAGAACCGGTCGTAGGCCGCCACGGCCTTGCAGCCAAGGCTGTTGGCGATGAGCAGCGGGCCGTACTGGATGTCCCCGTTGGAGTCGATCTGCCCGACCCTGAAGCCCCGGTTCGTGCCGATGCCCACGAACGTACCCAGGTACGTCGTCAGGGCGTACACGACCTCTCCCAGCGGGAGCTGGGCTGTCTGGATGCCGCCGGAGGCGAGCGTGGGGACAGAGCCCGTGCTGTCCAGCACGAACTTGTAGATGGCGCCCTGGGAGCCCGCATTGCCCGCGGCGTAGATGGCGTTGGTGCCCTCGGCTATCGCCGTCCACGTCCATGCGGCGTTCAGGTGCGTGAAGCGCAGGGTCTGCGTACCGGTTGAACTCAGCTCGTACAGCTTGTTGTCCAGACCCAGCATCATGCGGCCCTTGGCCCAGCCCAGGGCCACGTTCGTCGTACCGGTGGCCGACCAGGCCGCCCCGGCGCCGTTCCCGGCACCCTTGTAGACCTGCACGTTGTCCGCGGCGAAGTAGTTCGTGCCGTCGCTCGCCAGGGCCCTGATGGTGTTGGCTCCGCCCCAGGTGATGACGGTGGAGGCCGTCCCGTCGTCGCTCTTCAGGACGTTGCCGACCGCGGACCAGAAGCGGTCCGTGCCGTTGTTCCAGCCCACGGTGAAGTGCGGGTTGCCGGAGGCGTCCGCGATGCGCTGCGCCGTGCGGCGCAGCAGCGTCAGCTTGCCGTTCGTCCAGGGGTTCACGCCCACGCTGTGGCCGTACTGGATCGCGTGGCGGTTCTGGAGGTTCGCCACCTGGACCTGGTCAGGGTCCTGGTAGAGCAGGCCCTCGCCCCCGATGAACGTGGCCTGCGAGCGCAGCCACCAGTTCGCGAGCGACTGCTCACCGGGCTCGCGCTGGTTGTCGAACTGATCCTTCTTCAGCTGGGCGCCGGCGCGGGTCATGGTGCGGTCGTCGCTGATTCCGGAGAGCCACGGCATGCCGCCGATGGCGTAGGTGTACTGCACGCCCTCCAGGGCGAAGGTCATGCTGGCCGACGACGTCCGCCCCGACAGGGGGAACGGCAGCCGAGAGACGATCCCAGCCATTACGCCTCCCGGTACCAGCCCTGGATGGCGATCAGGCCACCAGCCAGGAGGTTGGAGCCCTGGAGGTTGGCCTCGTTACCTGACCCCAGGTCGATACGGATACGGTCGCTCGTGGCACCGGAACCGCTCGTAAAGAAGACGCACTCGCCGCCGCGGATGGCCGACACCAGCTCCGACCCCTGGCCGGAGCTGCCCGCACCGTTCGATTCCGAATGGATGAGCAGGCACTGACGGGTAGTACGGTCCACATTGGACGGCATGGTCACCGTTACAAGACCCGTGCCAGAACCGGCGACATTGACCCCCAGGTAGATGTTGACGTAGACCATCTTGCCGACGCGCCAGTACCACCCGTTGTTCGTGTTGAAGGTGGCCGAGCCCTGGTTGGTCACTGTCGTGACCCATGGCGTAGGTGAGTTGCCGCCGTAGGTACGGAACTGGCCGTCATTGCCCATGGCGGCCTGGATGGCGTTGTTCACCCGCAGGTTGAGCAGGTCGCCCGCGGTACCCGAGGGCAGGTTGGCGGCCAGGGCGTCCACCACGGTGGACGTGGGCGCGCCGGTGATCGTGCCGGCGGCAAAGAAGGCGTTGTCCGTGGACAGGATGCCTATGCCACTGCGGTAGAGGTTGGTGTCCCGGGTTCCCGAACCCGGCCCCCAGAGGTGCTTGCCGTCCGACTGGATGCGCAGGCGGTCGAAGGCGTCGCCCGTGACCGCCGTGCTCAGCGAGGCGTTGGCCGGTGCGGCGCTGTTGAAGTTCGGGCCGCCCGTGAACAGTGGCGCACCGCTGAAGGTCGGCCCGCCGGTGAAGGTGCCCGCAAGGCCGCCAGCGCCCGTCAGGGTGCCTGAGAACGTGGCGTTGCCCGACAGGGTGGGGTTGCCTGTGAACGTCCCCGAGAGGGCCGCTGCGTTGATCGTGGGGTTCGTCAGCGTCTTGGCGCTCAGGGTCTGCGTGTCGGACGTACCGACGATGGACCCGGTGAGGCCGTGCACGGCCCCCGTGGAGGCCTCGTGGGTACGGAAGTCCGTGGCGTCCTGGGCGTTGTAGACGTGCCGTACGACGGCACCCAGAGAGTGGCTCTGGGCGCTCGTGCCGCCGTAGCCGCGGGTGCACGTCAGGGTGGTCCCCGCGACAGCGCTGACGCTGACCAGCTCTTCCGTGGCCGCCCCGAAGTCCAGGGCGAGAATGAACGGAGTGCTCGGGAAACCCGTGGTCGCGCCGACGTTGATAGACGTGGAGCCTGACGAGATGCTGCCGCTCAGCGTCGTCTGCTGGGCGACGTTGGAGTAGAAGAGGGCGTTGGCCACGGCTCAGCTCCCCTGGAAGTATGCGAAATTGGGGACGTCGTTGAAGAGCTGGTCACGCTCTTCGGTCAGCCGCTGCTGGTAGAGCTGGGCGTACATGGTCATGGCCCGGGTCGCCGAGGCCGGCGGCACGAGCGGAGCGCGCTCGGTGGCCTCCACCGACTGCTGCTGGAGCCGTGCGGACTCCAGCGCCGGGAGCAGGCGCATGCAGGTCCCGTAGACCACCAGGTCTACGTACCGGTCCGGGTAGCCGGTGACGGCTGCGAAGTCGTCGCTGTTGTTCACCAGCGCCGTCGGAGGCTTGCCGTAGACGATGCGGATCTTCTGGCCCGGGGTGACGTAGTCGAAGACCTCGATGGACTTGCCCGAGGAGAACGATGACGGCGAAGCCTTCGGGTTGTAGCGCCAGTTCGGCAGGGGCTGCCAGACCTTGCTGGGGCCGATCAGCTGGCCCACGACGTACCAGACGTCGGACAGGTCCGCCGGAAGCTCGTACTCGATGACGACCGCGTTCTTGATGATCTCCGTTGAGGAGAACACCACCAGCTCCGGATAGAGCGTCTGGATCGTCTGGTTGATCGCTTCCTTGATCCGCGCTCGCGGGAAGGCCGGGTTGCTTGTCACCAGGGCGTGGGCCGCGTGGCTCGCGGCGGTGGTGCCCTCGTAGCCACGCCCGTTGGTCAGGCCCATCACGGAGACGACGCCCGACGTGGAGTCGTACGTCTTGACCAAGACCAGCTCGTCGTCTATCTCGACCAGACCGCGGCTCAGGTTGGTCACCGTGGAGGCGTCGCACGAGAAGGACGTGTCGCCGGCCGCCATCGCGCCGGCCAGCTCGGAGACGCTCTCCTGGTTCATGGCGAAGCCCAGCACCTGCTGGCGCACCTGCTTCACGAGCTGATCGAAGGTCGTCACGGCCGCTCGTCCACCTTTGTGGCGATGAAGAACACGCTGTAGATCACGCCCGCAGTCGCGCCGGCCGTGGCGTTGACCGAGAAGTTCGTTGCCCCGTCGCTGGTGAAGTACGTCTCCCACACGGTGGGGACGTTGATCGCCGGTACGAGCGGGATCGAAGACAGCACGGTCGCGCCGAACCTGAACTCGATGTTCCCGTTGTCGGCTGCCGCCGGAGCGGCACCGGACAGGTAGGCCCACACCTGAACGCGGTACAGGCCCTTGCCGCTGGGCGGCAGGGACGTCACCAGAGCCTGGCCCGCCGTAGGCGCCGTGACGGCCTTGGCGGCCCCCATGCTCGCGTTGGCCAGGGGCGCGGTGGTGACCCTCATGGACGTCATCTCAGGCCTCCGAGGGCATGGGGTCGGCCTTGCTGAAGTCCTTGCCGTACGCCGCTCCTGCGGCGTCGCTGGCCTTCAGGGCCGACATGATCTGGTTCGTCTTCGTGCCGTCGGGCTGGACGCCCTGCTTGCGTGCCTGGCGGTACAGCTCGAGCTCGCTGTCCCAGCGCTTCTGGACGGTGGCGTCACCGCCACCGATGCCGCAGTACGCCACACGCAGGTTGGCGGAGCGGGCGCACTCGCCCCACGTGGCGTGGTCCTGGGTCGGGCACCCGGTGCGGCACATCAGGAGCCCGCCACGTCGCCAGCCATGACCCTGTACTGGCCCTGGAGGTGAGAGTCGTCCTCGGTGCCCAGCGCCGTGCCCTTGACTGGCACGGCCGTCACCGTGGCGGTGAGGATGAGCTGCTCGTCCTGGTTCGTTATCGTGCTGTTACCGCCGTTGCCGGTCGGGCAGCGCTCCTGGCCGTCCATCACTTGCCTCCGGACTTGCGCGGGGTGCGCTTCGGAGCGGCCTTCTTGGCCGCCTGCGTGATCCAGGGCGGCATGGCCTTGCCCGAGCCCGAGGGCTGGGGCGTACGCCCGCCGCTGGCGGGCGGCTGGACCGGCTGAGCCTTCTTCTTGGCCGGGGCCGGGGTGGTCTTCTTCGCCATGGCGAGTCCCTACGGGATCAGGGTGAAGTTCGAGGGGGTGACGCCCACTCCGCCCGCGATGAGCGCGGCCTTGGTGGCGTCGTCGACCACGTATTCGTGGCCGCCCATGTACATGCCGGGGACAGAGGCTGCGATCTCGTCCTGGGTGGGAAAGCGGGCCGCCCGGTACGTCCCAGGCGGCCCTTCCAGGATCGAGATCCCGCGGGCGAGCTTGATCCGCAGGAAGAGCCTGTCCTCCCAGGACGCCGGACCCTCGTCGACCGACGGGGTCCGGAACGTCCACGTGGCCACGACTAGTTGAAGTCGATGGAGCTGGTCGTCTCGGCGCGGATCAGCGCCTCGTTGCGGTAGATCTTCCAGCCCGCCACGCCGTACCAACCCAGCGGCCGGAACCGCGCGAGCTTGTCCACAATGGGACCGGCCACGACGTGGAACTCATCCGCCACGGCCTCCGCCAGGGCCTGCTGGCCCGCGTAGTACGTACGGAAGCGGCGCACCGTGTTGTCGCCGGTACCGGCGTCCACGGCGTTGTAGCAGCGAGGGGACTCGATGTAGTAGGCGCCCTCGTAGGCGCCGATCTCACCGGCCCAGATGTTGCCCGCAGCGCTGTAGTTGTGCGGGTCGCGCCAGGCAGCCGCGCCGGTCTCCGCGCGGAGGTCGTGAGAGACCTCGGGGTGGATACCGCACCAGTACAGGCCGCTCTTGCGAGGCACAGCCTTGTTGGTGCGCAGCTTCACCGGAGCGAGGCGGGCGATGGCGCTGTTGAACGTGTCCGTGGTGGTCATCGTGGTGCCCACGGGCAGCGAGACCGTACCGGTGGTCACGTACGAGACGGTGCCGGCCTTGCGCTGGATCACGTTGGTGCCCGAGCGAAGCTCGGTCTGGACCACGGTGTCGATCGAGTCGGCCGCGTTGAACGCGATGATGTTCGCGATCGCCGGGTCCACGTCGGTCAGCGAGTACAAATACAGCTTCCGAGTCCGGAGGATCGGGTTGCCGTACTCGTTGAGCGTGAGCGTGGTGGTGGTCGGGTTGCCCATCGCCACCGAGTCGGGGTCAACCGTCTCGGTCAGTGCGGTGGTTGCGACCGCCAGGTCCTGGTATCGCTCCAGGACGATCGAACCGCCGGGGGCGGTGGTGTCCGCAGGTCGCTTGTCCGCGATGGCGCGGAAGAGCGGCTGCGAGCGGAGCGCGAACTCGAAGCGCTTGTCGTACGCGGTCTGGACCGCGTTGGACATGGCGCTTGTGTCGGTATAGGCGTTTGCCATGGTGGCCTCTCACCCCCTCCGGGGTGCCGTAGATGACGGGGAGAGGTCAGGACCAGTCGTAGGGACTGCCGTGCGACTGCATGAGCTTGTTGAACTCTTCCGGGGTCTGGCATGCCGCGAGAGCGGCGGCCATTTCCTTGTCAGAGCCCTGTGGAGGGGCCACGCCCTGCGTGCCCTGCTCCGCCATGCGTTGCATCTGCTCCTGACCCGAAGCCGGAACGGTGGAAGCCGGAGGCCCCGTAAGGGCCTGCTCGCCCGAGCCTTCCTCGCCGGGAGCGGCGGGGAGCTTGGCCAGGGCACCGCCATTGGCGGTCAGCCAGTCGTCCAGCTTGGCGGGGTCGCCCTGGTACAGGCCTGCGGCCTGCGGTGCGTACCCCTTCGCCTTGAGCGCGTCTTCCAGCTGGCCCTTGACCTGAGCTGCCTTGAGGCGGTCGTTCTCCGCCTTCAGCTCGCTTACCTGGCTGGAGAGCTTGTCCAGGCCCTCGCGGAACCACTTGGGTCCCTGGGGCTGGCCCTGTGTCTCGCCCAGGTCCGACGCATCGTCGGAGGGGTCGTAGCCAAAGCTGTACTCGCTCACTGCGTACTCCCGTTCATCTGCGCGGCCTACTCGCCCTCCGGGGGAAGGGGTCGTGCTCCGCTACCGGCCTTGTCCTGGGACGGGGCCGGTCGGTCCGTCGGCCGGGGAATGTACGCGTGCTAGTGCTTTTTAGCTAGCACTGGTAGTTAAAAGTTGCACGGGCAACACAAAGCCCCCGGGCATTGAGGCCGGAGGCTTTGGCGAATCGCCCGCCAGAGTTTGCCTGACGCCGTGACGCCCGCCTTGCGACGCTGGGCGATCGCTTCTTACGTCGCAGAGTACCCGGCATTGAGGCCCTGGACGCTGGCGCCCTGCTGGCCCGCGAAGGACGCCCGCTCCTGGCTCTTGAGTCGCTTGCCCTTCTCCGCGGCGCTCTCGGCGCCCACGGTGCGCGCAGCGCCCGGCGTGAAGACTTCCTGCTCTGCCTCACGCTGGGACCAGTTGGTCCCGTAGCGCCCGGCGATGCCAAGCATCGACTCGAAGCCGTCGGCGATCTGGCTGTACGCCTGCTCGGCCTGGTCGGCCGTGATGCCGATCGTCGCGTACGACTCCAGATCCAGCGTGTTTGCCGCGAAGCCGCGGCGGATGGCCGCAGCGCCGATGGCGCCGGCCGCTGCCTGCTTCTTGAGGATCGGCTCCGCCGTCTTGCGGTCCAGGAAGTAGGCCGTCAGGTCGGCCTCGTTGATCCCGTACATCTGGAAAAGGGCGTTCTTGTACTCGGGGTTGGCCTGGCCGGTGGCGGCCACGGCCAGGTCCACGCGGGACTTGATCTCTGTCGGAGAGACGTCGGAGGCTATCCAGCGGGTGAAGTCGGCCGGGTTGTCGTAGAAGCCCTTGGGGAGCCCGGCAGAGCTGAGGATCTGCCGGTAAGACGCCTCGGTCGACAGGTAGTCGGCCGGGCTCAGCACGGGCAGGCCCGCCTTGGCGCGGGCCTCGTTGCCCGCGAAGCGGGTCTTGTACTCCTTCGTGTCCTGCAAGAGCAGGCCGATCGTGTCGGCTCCATAGCCCTGCTTCACGTAGTCGTAGATCCGGCCCGCGAGAGAGTCCAGGCCGAACTGGCCGAACAAGCTCTTGAGCGAGAGGAACGCGTCCCGGTTCGCCCCGCTCAGCAGCTTGTCGTACTGGCCCGAGACCTCGTAGACCGAGTTCTGAAGCGTGCCCTGCTTCGTGACCGAAGCTGTCTGGGCCGCGGTCTGCGCCTTGACGGCGGCCTGCTTGGCCGTCAGGCGCGCCTGGAGCGCCCTCTTGTCGCTGGGCGACAGCTTCTTGTTCTTCAGCTGGGCCTGGAGGATCTTCGCCTGGGCGCTTGCGGCGGTCGCCGCGGCCCTGCTCCGGTTGCCTGCGGCCTTCTCCTTGGCCAGGGCAGCGTTCGCCTTGCTGACCGCGCCCTGATCGACCTGGCCCGGTGCGGGCAGGTCCAGCACATCCTGGAAGTCGTCGGGAACGTTCTGCTCTACGGGTGTGCTCATCGCCTACCAGGCCAATCCGAAGTCCTTGGCCACGCTCCTGGCCACCGTCATCATCGATTCACGGGCGTTGTTGGTCTTCCGCCAGAGCGGATCCGCTCTGACTTCGTTCTCGAACTGCCACAGCGGCATCTGGGAGCCGCTCTCAGCGCCCTTGGCGGGCTTCGCGGTCATCGCCTTGGCGATGTGCGTGTTGAAGAGATCCATGTCCGTCTCGGGCAGCTCCAGGAGCGTGGCAGCGCTCTTGATGTACGGGGCGGCCAGGTCCATGACGTTCTGGCCGGCGTTGATCTGCTCCGCGAAAGCGCCGTAGCGGGCCGCTGCGGCCTTGCGGATACCTGCCTCCACGGCCTCCTGGGTGCTCTTCCCGGAGACGATGGAGACGGCGTTCTTCTTGTACCAGTCGCCCGAGTACTTCATCCCATTCAGGTACGCCAGCTCGTGCATCTTGTCGAAGGCCTGGCCGGCCTCGCCCCACATGATCCCGCCGTGGGTGGAGGCCTTGGCGCCCATCCAGTCCTTGATCCGGGCGTCACTCCAGCCGAGCGCTGACGAGTAGTAGACCGCGTCCTTGAGCAGCTTCGAGGACTGCCCCTTGGAGTTGATCTGGTTGCCCAGGCCGACGGTGACGGCCAGCGCGTTGACCTTGTACTGGGCGTTGGCCCAGTTCTGCTTGAAAGTGGCCGGGTCGGTGTACTTGATCGTCAAGTACTTGCGGAGCGTGGAGGACTGGTTCCGCCACCACTTGCTGTTCTTCAGCTGCGCACCGAACTTGGCGGCGCTCCAGCCGCCGCTGACGGCCTTGCCGAACAGGCTCTTCAGCTCCTTGTTGGAGTTGATCAGGGCGGCCGACAGGCCGTACTGCGAGGCAAGCTCGTCACGGTCGAGCTTGGGCGTCACGGCGGCCGTCCCTGAGTAGCTGGAGGATCCGGCAACAGTGCCCCCGCCGGAGGCGCCCAGCACCTTGTTCACGTACTGGCGGACGGTGTTGCCACCGTCGCTCGCGCTGCTGTTGGGGTTGGGCTGGCCCGAGAACCACATGGAGGCCGCGCCCGAGGCGCCGTACTTCTTGTAATAGCCCCCGAGGATGACCCGGGCCACGGTGTCCTGAGCGGAGCGCGAATCCCTGAACTGCTGCCAGGTCATGCTGTAGCCCAGCGCCCGCTTGGTCCAGCTCGGGATGTTGGCCTTCATGACCTGATAGGCGCCCACGGCGCCGATCCCGTTGACGACGGAGTAGTTGCCGCCGGACTCCACCTGACGGACGCCGTAGAGCAGCTGATCCAGTGTGGTCATCAGTGCATCAACCCCATGTCGCTCAAGACCTGGCGCCCGATGTTCATGGTCTTGTCGGCCACGGCCGATGTCTTGCGCCAGGCGGGGTCATTGCGCACGAGCTGTGTGAAGTCGTGCAGATCCATGGGCTCGGGCTGGCCCTGGCCGTTGGCCCGATTCAGGGCCTGCTTGACCTTCGGGGAGAAGGCGTTGATGTCCGTCTCGGGCAGGCCCAGTTCCTGGGCCACCACCTGGACGTACGGCTGCGCCAGATCCTGGATCGAGGCTCCCGCCTTGATCTGCTCGGCGAAGGCCGGGTACAGCCCGGCCGACTGCTCGCGCAGGCTGCCCTGGATCTTCTCCATGGAGGTCAAGCCCCTGACCAGGTACTGCGCGTTGTTCAGGACGCTCTGCTCGGTCACGGCGACGCCGTTCTTGTACGCCTCGTCCTTGATGGCCTTGGCCGCCTGGCCGGCGAGACCGCCCAGAGTGTGGTCCTTGGCGAAGCCGATGTACTGGCCCAGGAAGTTCTGGACCTGGCCTTCCTCCCAGCCGAACCAGACCATGTTCTTGGCCAGCTTCTCCACGTTCTTGTCAGAGAGGATCGCTCCGGCCTTCACGGCCATCTGCTGGGCCGCGACGCGGGCGGCCTCCATGCTCGCCTTGTAGGTGGCCGGGTCGGTCTTCTGCAAGACCTGCTGCTGGCGGACGGTGTCGCTGTTCTTCTTCCACCACGAGCTGTTCTTGACCTCAGCCTGGAACTTGTCCGGCGTCCACTGCTCGGCAACGGCCCCCTTGAGCATCTTCATCAGCTCGGGCTGGCTCTTGAAGAAGCTGTAGCTCATCCCGTACGTCTCGGCCAGCTCGGTAGCGTCGAGCCGCGGGGCGACTTCTTCGGCATACCCGCCACCGGACGTGGGGTCGGCAGAGACGCCGGGTATCCGGCGCCCGCCCATCCACCGGTCCATGTAGTAGCCCTCGGCCAGGGACGAGATCTTGACGCCCTGGCCCGGGGCCGGAGAGTGGATGAACTTGCCGCCGCCGATGTAGATCCCGACGTGATCGGGGCCCGTCTGCTTCCGATCCGTGTCGAAGAAGACCAGGTCCCCGGGGCGCAGCTTGTTGGGCTGGACGCTGGCACCCACCTGGATCTGGTTGTACGTGGTCCGCGGCAGGCTGATGCCGTTCTTGCCGAACGCGTACTGCACCAGCCCCGAGCAGTCGAAACCGCTCGGGGTGGACCCGCCCCAGACGTACTGCGTGCCCAGGTACTGCCGAGCCAGACTGACGATGTCGTCTCCGTTGGCCATGGCTTACTCCGGTGCGCCGAAGACGAGGCTTTCCAGGGCGTTCTCGTACGTGGTCGCCGCCTGAAAGGCGCCGTACTCCTTCTTCTTCTTGATCTGCTGCTCGCCGATGTACTGCTTGCCCTCGGCCGAGACACCGCCGGAGGACTCGGTGGAGGTGGAGAGCGCCTGGCCGCTGTCCATGTCGTACTGCGTGGTCGTGTTCTGTACGACCGGGCTGTTCTCCTCCGCGGAGTGCAGGGCGCTCGCGAAGCCGCCCAGCTCACCCGCTCCGGGGTCGCGGCCCATCATGTCCTGGAAGAGCTTGGTGGCCACGGACTTGGCCGTATCCGGGTCGGTGAGGTCCACGCGGGTGTTGGTCTCCAGCGCCTGGCCGTTGCCCAGGTACTTGCCGGGACCCTTGTACCGCCGCTCACCGGTGACGGTGTTGACCTCCCATACGCCCTGCTGCGTCCAGGAGTTGCCCCCGCCGGACTGGCCGACGTACGTGGCCATCAGATCGAACGGCGTGACCTTCTTACCGGCGGCGCCGTACAGGGCTGCCTCATCAACGAGCTTCTTCCAGAGCTTGGACCCCTCCAGGGGGCCGTCCCCGAGCTTCAGGAGGCCGCCCATGATGCCCTGCGCCACGAAGTCGGACTGCTTCTTCTGGTTCCACGTGAAGTAGTCCTTGTACGCCTCGTCGCTGGTCATCTTGACGTCGCGCGTGCCGTACGTGGTCTTGCCGCGAGGCAGCGGGCCACCGCTGCCCTTGTCGTAGCCGCCACTTCCCGGGCCGCTGCCCTTGGTGTAGCGCTCGGAGCCCATGTAGACGACCCCGCCCGAGGCGCTCGGGCCGCTCGCCAGGGACAGCAGGGCCTTCATCATGTTCGGGTCGACCCCGTCACCACCACCGGTGCTTGCCGCGATGGCCATCTACGCCTCCTGCTGAAGATCGACGCCGAGGTCCCTCGACAGATAGCGGGTGTAGAGGTCTCCGAAGCGGGTGTCCGACTCGATGAGCCCGTCCACGATGCGGCCCCAGGCCGTGGCCAGGTCCGCATTGCTCTTCGCGGTGAGCGTCGCGGAGCCGCCACCCTTGTCCCGCTGGGCCAGGACGCCCCTCAGGGCCTGGCGGTAGCCCAGGTACTGCTGGAGCGTGCGCAGGTCGGAGCGGTTGGACTTCTTCGCCAGGTCCGAGTGCGCCACGGCCGTCAGGGCCGGGATGAGCCTGTCGTACCGCTTGGGGTCCACCGTGTAGTAGTCCCGGCTCCACTGGTCGTTGTAGTACGGGTTCTGGCTGCCGTCGGGCATCAGCGGGTCGCCCATCAGCTTGGCGATGGCCGAGCGCATGCTCTTGAACTGCTCGGCGCCCGAGTCCTCGAAGGAGTTGTAGCCGGCCGAGTGCAGCTGGGCCGTGACCGCGTTGTTGAGCTGCGTGAACTTCGCCCAGCCCAGCCGGCGCTGGTTCTCCTGCATCGCCTGGTCCGCGCTCATGCGCGTGCGCTGCATCTCGGCCCCGCCGGGGGCGAGTGGCGTGGAGAGCTGGTACGCGTACGCCTCCGGCGAGAAGGGGCCGTTTCCCTCGGGCCCGATGATCAGGGATGCCAGCTCGGGGTTCTTCGCGATCAGGTTCCCGTACTTCTGCTGAAGCTCCGCCGCCTTCATCGTGGCGGGGACGCCGGAGGCGTTCTCCGTCGTCGACTGCGCGAAGATGAAGTACGACTCGTCGAACCGCTTGAGGAACTCCTCGTCCGCGCTCAGCGGGTTCTTACGGCGCAGCGCGTTGTACTGGTCCCGGTAGAACTGGTACTGGTCGGGCTTCTGGGTGCTGAAGGGCTGCGTGAAGGCCGAGACCGCGCTGAACATCCAGTAGTTGCGCGTCCGGTCCGCGATCTCCTGCGCGGACGGCATGGGCTTGCCCAGGTTCGCATGCTCATACGCGGCCTTCTGCATGATCTGGAGCTTGATCCGCTGGTAGCGCTCGTCACTGGTGTCGAACGCCGTCAGGAAGTTCCGCGCGTATGCGGGCAAGGACTGCTGGGCGAAGGTCTCCTGAATGCCGCCGGGCGTCGGCCCGAAGGGCAGTACGCCCAGCTTGCGCAGCAGCTCGGCCTGCTTGGGCTTGTCCTTCACGATCATCGAGGCAGGAATGGACACGATGGGGCCCGTGCCCGGGTTGAACCAGGGGTCGCCCTGGGTGATCAGGTTCATGGAGTCCTGGGAGACCTTCCAGTTCCCTGAGCTGTCCATGCCCCAGATCTTGCCGATCGGCCCGTCCGCGATGAACTTGGGGACCCTCGCCATGATCTGACGCTCGCTCTTCGGGACGAGCCGCTTGACCGCCTTGCCCTTGCTGTAATCCGTCTCGCCGGTCTTCGGGTTGATCGGGTGCTCTATCACCCAGGCCGTGCCGTCGCGCTCGACGCGGTTGCCGTCGGCGTCCTGCATCCAGCCCCAGGAGGCGGGCGCGTTGAAGAAGATCGAGGCGTACCCGACCGTCTGGGGACGGTCCGCGATGATGCGCGCCCAGCGCTGCCACGCCTCCGTGGTCGCCGCGTAGAACGGGCTCATGAAGCGCAGCATCGCGCCCGCGTCCGTGCGGTGGGCGATATCGAAGACGAGCTTGCGCGTGTCCTTCAGCGCCAGCCGGCGGGCCGTCTCGGCGATACGGTCGGCATCCGCCTGGGTCAGCTTCTCGCCCTGCTTCAGCTCCTGGCCCGCGAGGGCGCGGGCGTGGCCCTCGTAGAGCTGGTTGAAGAGCGGGTGACGCGACATGCGGTCCGCCGGGATCGAGGCGGCCCATTTGTACCACCAGTCGACGACCCGGTCCATGGAGCGCGAGGCCGCATTGGAGCCGGCCAGGGCCTCTCCGAGCTGCGTCGAGTGCACATACTGCGGGTAGATCCCGCCCTTGGCGGCGTCTGTCAGGAACTCCTGGTCCGCCTTGCCCTCAAGGGCAGCCTCGCGGATGCCCGAGCCCGCGGGCATGTACTCGTCCACCTCGTGCCAGACGGACTGCGCGATCCGCTCGGGGGTGTCGTACTTGATGCCCAGACGCTTGCGGTATGCCCGGCCGGCGGGCGTACTCCGTAGCCACCGGGCCATCTCGCCCGGGGACGAGCCCTTGACGGCCTGGACGGCGAACTCGTCCTGCATGATCTGGTGGTTGATCGCCTTGTCCCAGGACTGAACGAACAGCCGCTCGTTGCCCGGGTAGGAGATCGGCGCAGCTGCCTTGGTGTTGTAGCTCTTCGTCAAATTACTGTGGATCATCTGCTTGTTCTTCTGGAGCAACGTCCGCAGCGAGTCGTCCGAGCTGATCATCTTCTGGTAGTACTCGCCCTGCTCGCCCCCGAGCGCCGGGGGCAGGACGACCCCAGGAGCCACCTCGGGCTGCTTGTGGAGCTGTGAGGACTGGCGGAAGCCGCGCTGGCGCGCCTGCTTCGCGGCGTCCGCCGCGGTGACCTGGGTGTCCCGGTGCGACACCAGCTCGGAGAGCTGGTCGTCCAGGTTCGCCAGGCGCTCCTTGCGCAGGGGTGAATGGCTGGTCAGGCTCTTGTGCGCGATGCGCACCTCGGCGCTGCGCTTGGCCAGCAGGCTTTGCATGGCCTGGAACTTCACCGGCTCCGCGGTCTGGTCGATCGCGGCGAGCTTGTTCGAGACGGTCTGAGCGCGCCGCAGCGCGCGAGCGTGATCCGCCTTGAGGACGGCCTCCCGCTGCTCGATCGTCGACCGCAGCTTGTCAGCCTGCGGCTTCAGGGCGTTCAGCTCTTCGTCCGCGAATTTCACGCCCTCGCGGGCAGCAGCCTCCTGGCCCGCGTAGAAGCTGCCCGGCTTCCAGTGGAACAGGTTCGTGGCCAGGTTCTTGACGCCATAACCGCCGCGGGCCGCCATCGTGGCGGCGCCCACGCGGGCCACCTGGCCCAGCAGGTCGTCCGAGAGCACGCGGGGGATGTAGCCCAATCTGAACAACGTCGCGAACTTCCACAGGTGCGACAGGCCGTCGAGGCCGTCCACGATCCAGTCCGGGTTGCCGATCCGGGTCGTGCGGATGCCCTTGAGCATCGACGCGTTGCGCGCGAGCGTCTTGCTCAGCGCCGGGAAGTCGATCAGGATCTGATCGTTGGCCAACTTCGTGACCATGTTCGGGTGCGGGCGCAGGATCGAGCCATCCTCGCCGCGGAAGAGGTCCGCAGTGGTGCGCTCGTCGCCGTAGTTGGCGCCGGAGTAGCGGCGCAGCTCCTCCTGGCCGTGGGTGATGTTGGCCCGGTACTCGCGGTACAGGGTCATTCCCTCTTGGTAGGTGAAGCCATGCTTCTGGGCGATCTTCGTGACGCCCAGGCGCTGGATGTCGTCCAGCTGCTGGATACGCTCGCCCTCGGTCGTGGTCTTCAGGTAGTTGTTCACCAGGTCGGCGCGGATGTTCGAGCCGATACCCGGGATGCGGGCGATCTGCCCGCGCAGCTCGTCAATGGCCTCGGGGTGGAGGTCATCCACCGCGATCATGCCGTTGGGGTGCGCCTCCTGGAAGGAGCGCACCACCGTGAAGCTCTGCCCGAAGAGATCGTTCGCGTAGATCCGCGACTTGCCCAGGGCCGAGACCTCCTTGCCGGTGGTCCCGATGGCCGGGCCCGTACGAAAGAGGTTCTGCTTCGAGGTGCGCGTCTCCGCGCGGGTGCCGCTGTACTTGGTGAGGTTCAGCGCGTCCAGCTCGCCGTAATGGTCCAGCGTCTGCTTGTAGCGCGCGGCCAAATCCTCGTCCGCCGCGATGCGGTCGCGCAGCTGGTCAGCCCGGCGGGTGACCAGAGCTTCCAGGTTCGGGTTCGCCAGGGCCTGAACCCGCGGCATGATCTCCAGCGAGAGATTGTCCAAGCGGGAGTTGTCCTGCTCCATGCGCGTGGCCGCGGCCAGGTTCTCCGACTGGAGCTGAGCGCGGGCCTTCGCGTCGCCCATCGTGGTCCGCAGGAAGAGGTTCACCTCGTCCGGGGACTTGAGCTGAGAAATGATCCCGCCGGCCCGGGGGCCGAGTGCGCTCTTCTTGAACATGGACAAGTTGTTGATCAGCTGAGCGTTGTCCTTGTTCTCCCACAGGAACTTCTGCGCCTTGGCCATGCGCGAGGACTTCATCAGGGAGTCGATGTCCCCGCTGGACCAGCCGCCCGCGGGGCGGGGTGTGACCACGTACTTCGTACGCGCGGCACCGACAGCCTTGCCGCCCAGAACCACCGGGTCCAGCCACCAGCGGGCCGCGAAGTCCGTCGCGCCGCTGGCGAAGTTGAAAAACGAGACGTCCCGCTTGATGTCCTCCACCGCGCGGTTGCCGACGACCGGCATCCCGGCCTTGTGCAGCAGATCCTGCTGCTCATCCTCGCTGAGATCCTTGAACCCTGGCGGCAGGTAGGCCGCGCCCGGGGTGGCGTACAGCGGGCGGTCCTGGAGGATCTTCTCGACCTCGGGGTGGTTCGCCCAGAATGCCTGACCGGGGCTCACGTTGTTCGCCACGTGCCACGCTTTGGCCCACGCGCTGCCGCTCAGCAGCTCGCCCACGCCCTTGGTCTCCGCGTGCGTGCCCGCGAGCAGGAACGTGGACATCGGCTGGGAGACGCCGTTGTCCCAGAACCACGCCGCACCGTGCATGGCCTTCTCGATCGGCATCGAGCCCGGCTTCAGGAAGTTGTTCTCGATGAAGTGGCCGGTGCCACTCACGTCATCGTCCACGAAGTGGTTGATGCCGGCGCCGATGTAGGGGCCCACGATGGGAACCAACATCGACCCGTCGCGGACGTTCTTGAGGAAGTTGCCGAAGCCGTCGCCCATCAGACCTCCGGACCGGCGGGGGACGTCTCTGAGGGGTAGACGTCGATGGGCGTCTGTGCGGCCTGGAGGCCGAATGCAAGGTCGTAGCCGACGTGGTCCGGGTTCGGCCCGTTCAGGGCCATGTCGACGGCCAGGGCGGGCGTGTCGCCGAAGAAGCTGGTCATGTTGCCGATCGAGTCCCACCAATCCACGTCAGGCCATCCCCTTCAGCTGTCGTACGAGGTTGCGGGCCGCCTTCGAGCTGCCCGGCTGGTTGGCCATGTGCTCGAAGACCGGGAGCCACGCCACCAGGCGGGCCATGTCCTGATCCGGCTGGTTGGGCAGGCCCAGAGCCTCCGGCCCCGGCCCTTCACCCATGGCCGCGCCGGCTGTGACCGGCGTGTCGGGCTGCTGCGTGGGCTGATCGAAGCCGACGACATTGGCATCGACCGGCGCAGCCTCAGGCGCGCCAACATCGCCGCCCGGCGACGCCGACAGGGGCGCCGCCTGCTGGAGCTGCTCCAGGGACTGACGATCCCCGTACTTCCCGCCCGAAGGCGCGCGTACGGGCTGGGAGCCACCGCCCTGCGGTCCGTCCGTCCTTTTGGAGAGGGCGCCCGGCCCGCTGACGGGCGCCGGGTTGCCCGGCTGCCGGTATCCGCCGCGGGCCATGGCTTACTTCGCCTTGTTGCTGTCGTTGCTGCCCGTGGTCGGGTGGCCCGGCTGAAGGCTGGTGCTGGCCCAGCCCGCGATGTTGCCGGTGGTGTCGTTGGCGCCACCGATCGAGTTGCCGGAGTTGTCGCCCGACATGGGCATCTGGGTGTTCGGTGCCTCCATGCCGCCCTTCTGGGACGCCATGGGCTGGCTGCCGCCCTCGTGGTACGGGTCGCCTGCGAGTCCTTCGGACATGGTCACTTCTCCCTGCTCTTGGGGTCCTTGTGGGTCGTGCAGAACTTCGTGCGCGGCCCGTCGCTCCACTTCGGCTCAGTGCATCCGTCGTGCTCGCACTCGTTGGCCGCAATGTCGGCGTCGTGCGGGGTGATGAACCCGACGTCAAGAGCACGACGGTTCCGGCCGGGCTCCTCGCAGCCCAGCCAGTGCGTCGGTACGCCGTTCTCGGCCGGACGGCCGCAGGTCTCGCAGTTCGTCACGCCGGGACACTCCTCTTCACGGATGCGGACGCACGCGGGGCTCCCCCGGAGGTCAATCCCGCCAAAAGCGACATCACATCCGGCTTGCCGCCGGGGCCCATCTGGGCCTGGCCCGGGGCCGTACCGCCCGGAGCGCCTGTGGTCGGGTTGATGCCGAAGGGCACCCCAGGACCGCCCTCACCCGGCCCTGGGGTGCCGGGAGTCCCATCCGCCGACATGGCGGGCGACGGCTGAGGCTCCGGCTTGAACGCGGTCAGGATCGCCTCGTGCATGGGCATGCGCTCACGCAGATCGATCAGCTTCGCCGCGTTGGTCAGCAACATCGTGGGGTCCATGCCCTGCTGGGCCATGATCCCGATGGACGAGAGCAGGGCGAACACGCCCTGCTTGAGGGCGTCGGTCGTCTGCTCCTTGTCCACCTCGACCTGGAGCGAGGCCACGTCGACATCCATCGGCAGCTGGCGCTGGACGAAGTCCCGGGAGACGAGCTGGTCTCCGCGGAGCTGGAGCAGGAAGATCAACGCTTGGTTGGGGTTCATCCCCGAGGCGAAGCCGTAGCTCACGCTCACGCGGTAGTTGCCCTTGATGTCCTTCGAGGGCGTGTACGTCTCCTCGAAGGGCGTGCCGTTGATGACGCCGCCGATGGACTTCTTCGAGTCCGGCCAGAACTTCTCGTCCATCTCGAAGGCCAGCTCGAGCGCCCGCTCGAGCGCGAAGCCGATCATCAGCTGGCCGGTGGCCACCTGGATGTCGTAGCCGCCGTTGAGGGCGTCCACGCCGCGGCCGGTGATGATCGAGGCGTTCACGTCGCCGGTGGCACTGGCCGGCGTGCGCGTGCCCTTCATGACCTCCTGCTGAAGCAAGGCGTCCTGCTGCCATGCCGCCTGCGGCATGTCCGTGCCCACGCGCCGGATCTTCTCCGGGCTGTTCGTGCGGATCACCGCGTCGTCACCGAAGGGGATCTTCTGCACATCCGTCGGGATGGCCAAAGGGGCCCTGACGGTCTGCTGCGTGGCCTGGAGGCCCAGCATCGCCATGCGGTTGCGGGCCAAGGACGGCCAGATCACGTCATCGAACTGGCCGCGCTCCTGGTCGTCCCACGTCGGCTTCTGCGCGATGGCCACCGGGACGCGGCCGAAGGTGTTCGGCGTCTCCAGGAGCACCAGGTTCTTGCGCTCCGGCATGTACAGGACGTATTGGTCCTTGTCGCAGAACTTCACCAGCTCAAGTTCCGTGTCACCGGTGGTCTGCCGGCCGAAGGGCTGGTCCCGGCCCAGGATCGCGGCCTCGTGCTCCGGGAACTTCGCGGCCAGCTGCCGCGCCGGCTCGCGCCAGACCTTCGTGTACGAGCGCACGTCCCCGTTGAGCGTGTACTCCACGTACGACTTCATCGGGTTGTCGATGCGCAACCGCGGGCGGCCGTTCTCGAAGTCCGGCTCGACGATGATCGGCATGGACCCGTACGTCAGGTACCAGTCGCAGCCGGTCGGCATGTGCTTCTTCAGCTTCGAGTCGATCACGTACGAGTACGCGATCTTCGACTTCTTGGCGACGAACTTCTTCTGCCGCTCGCTCGAGACCACGCCCGGGGCGCAGTTGATCGACGGCAACGGCGCCAGGTTCTCCGCCAGCTGGCGCGCGGAGGTGTCGATGCTGTTCGCCGTGATCGGACGCGGCCAGGCGTCCGGCATGCTGCCCGGCGCGATGTTGTCGATCTTCTGCGCTCGAGCATCCGTGACCGTCTGATGCCGGGCGTCCCGCTCCTGGGCATCACGGCGCAGCGCGTCCACGCGGGCCGCTATGCGCTGTATATCCGCCATGACCACCTCCTGCCGGGAAAATGTACGTCCTGTACAGCTACTTCTGCGCCCGGAGAGCCTTGACGGCCGCTTCCAGTGCGGCCACGCGCTGCTCCAGCGTCAGCTTCACCTGGGTAACCACCCCGCCCCACTTGCCGGCCGGCAGGGCCAGGCACGCGGCCACGTCCTTGCGGAGCTTGGGCATCGGCACGCCCTTGGGATCCGACTTCCAGTCCGACCACTCCAGGTGACCAATGATCGACTTGCCGCCGGTACCCCAGTTGTCACCCTTCGCACGGTGCGCGCGGATCAGGGCGGCCTGGACCTTGACGATGGCCACGTACTGCGCGGTGGGCCAGGTCTCCTTGCCGTCACCGGAGTTGACGCACTCCCAGCCGTAGAAGTGGCTGTTGCCGTCCACGGCGCCGCTGGAACCCTCGTGCTCGTGCGTCGCGGGCGGGTAGTCGCCGTAGTTCTCCGCCACCACCGCGACCAGGACGCGGGGGTCCCCGCCGCCGGCGTGGTTGGCCCGGCCGTTGGCCGTCAGGTAGACATCACCCTTCTTGCCGATGACGCCCGTGGCGAGCGGCCCCGGAAGGGCGGAGCTTCCGGACCAGATGTAGCCGAGGATCTCCGCCTCGGTGGTGTACGGGCCCGTGTGATGCACGACGGAGCCGTTCACCGGTCCCCAGCCGCCGTGCCCGGCGCGGTTGTGCGTGCGCCAGCCTGCGTGCTCGTGGAAGGTGACGCCCTCGGCCCTGAGGGCCGCAAGGAGCTGGTCTGCCGTCAGTGGAGTTGCCATGGGATCTCCTCACCCGCGTCGTGCCGCGCGCGGATGTCCGCGGCAGTAGCGGGGCCCTCGATGATGTCCAGGTACTGCCAGTACAGGTCTTCGGTCCAGTCCGGCATCGAGGCTGCGACCTCGGCCGGAACCTGGGCGATGGTGCCGTGCTTGACGCAGACGACCTGCCCGAGGCCCGGGGAGACCTCCGGCCCGCGGTACCAGATGTGATCGGGCTCTTCGCCGGCCATCAGGTGCGCTCCGGCCAGTGCCAGGTGCCGCCGTCTTGGGCGGCCTCGGAGTGGCGGCAGATCTGGTTGAAGAACATCCCCTCGGGACTCAGGACTGCCAGAGCCACCGTCTCCGGTCCGCCGGAGTTGGGGTGCACCTCCGTGACGATGGCGGCCCGGCACTGCCGGGTGTACTCGCCGCCAGGGGTCCCGTAGCTGACGTAGTGGACGATCCGGCCCACGCTCGGTTGCTGCTGCTCCACGTCTCTCCTACCAGTCCATGGCGCCGCTCCAGGCGCCCGCGCCCTGCTGCTGCAAGGCAAAGTCAATGTCGACGACCATCTGTCCGGCCTGGTCGCGCTCCGAGGAGAACTCGGAGGTCTGCATGTGCCAGCCGCTGAAGTCGGATGTCATCAGCTCCCGGGCGCGGATCTCCGCGAACCAGAAGGCCATGACCGTGTCGGTCAGGCCCTTGGTCTCGGGGAACCACGAGCAGAGCTGCTCGATGAAGGCGCGGATGCCCTCGCTCTGCGACTGCGACGGCAGATGGATCATGTTCTGGCCGGACTCCCAGCCGGAGAACAAGGTGGCCATCGAGGCCACGCCGAAGTCGGCGTCCCACTTGTTCGTGTTCGTGTGGTGCGGGCTGATCAGGCAACCGCGGGCGGCGAGGAAGGACTTGATCAGCTGGTCCTGCACGATGGACGCCTGGTAGGCGTTCTTCTCCACCCGCCACTCCGAGATGCTGTAGCGCTCGGTCAGGCGCTCCATCTCGGCGCGCATCTCGTGCGGCGGCATGCCGCGCTTGTTGACAACGTCCAGAACCCACCGCACACCGGTGCGGCGGTCCACGCCCACCACCACCATGGCCGTGCAGCCCGCGGCGGCCGGGTCCAGCCCGGCCACGACTGTGAGGCCGTCCATGCCGTGGCGCCGGTGCTGCGCCTGCCCGTCGAACATCCGGCCCGGGTAACGGGCCCGGTCGATGCAGCCCTGCACGTCGGCCTGCTTGAAGATCGCGTCATCCGCGACCTGGTCCTGCATGTAGACCATCGACCAGTTGCGCGGCGTCATCTTGCGCCGCTTCCTGGCCAGGGCCTCTCCGTGCCACATCGGCCAGAGGCCGTCCTTCGGCCAGCCCTGGTCCTGGGCCGTCTTGCGGGCCTGCACGGTGACGGGCGGCCGGTTGGTGACCGGCCAGAGCGTCTCCCAGTCCGCGGCCTTGTCAGCGAAGTTCAGGACCGCCGGCTGGGTCAGGTACGTCCAGGGGGACGAACCCTCGCTGTAGTACTGCGGCTTCAGGATCTCCGAGTAGAGGTCCACGGTGTTCATGCGCGTACCGATAAGCAGCATCCGCCCGCCGACGTCGGCGACGCGGGAACCCACGATGTTCTGGATCCAGTTGATCTGGTTCTCGAACTGCTGGTGGTTCGTGTTGTCCACGCAGTCGTCCATGATGACCAGGTCGGTACGCGTGCCGTAGATCTGGCCGCCGATGCCGACGGCTTCGACGGTGTACTCCTTCTCGCCGGAGTCGGCTCCGGCCACACGGATCTGCGTGCTCGACCAGGTGGACGCGCCCTCGGCGAAGCCGCCGGGCGGGCCGAAGGCCTGCTGGAGGTCCAAGTACGTCTCGGACTCGGCCAGGCGCTGCTTGATCGAGAAGAGGAACTTCGCGGCCATGGACTGCGTCTTGGACACGAGCAGGATGCGGATGTTCGGGTCCTGCACGATGCGCCACACCACGTAGTTCACGGTCAGCGTCGTGCTCTTCGCGTGCTCCGGCGGCGTGTTGACGACGATCTGGTCCTCGTCGCCGCGGATGTACCGCTGCGCCGGGTGGAGCCCGCGGGGCTCGCGGCCCTCCAGCAGGTCGTACCACTGCAAGTGGTGCGTGAAGAGCCTGGTCCCCAGGTACCGGTCACAGAACTCCGGGAAGTCCGGGACTTCGAGCTTGGCGCCCTTGGACTTCTCGACGTTGCTCTGCAACGCCCGGTCGATCAGGTCCCGGAAGTCGGGGTCCCGCTTGCGGTAGTAGTCGTACGTCGAGCGGACGATGCCGGCCTGCCGGCAGCCCTCCTCGATCGTGTGCCCCATGCGCACGGTCGCCAGGATGATGTTGCGGCGGTCCTTGGAGGACGCCTGCGAGATGCGGCGGTCGCGGGGCTTGGCCAGCGACCCGTCCTTGTCGACCCGAAGCCGCGCCATGCCACCTCCGCCCGCCCAGGGCCCCCTGGGGGCCAGCCAGCGGGTGAGGGTAAGCGTGCTAGCACATTTCCGCTAGTGGTCGCTATTGCTGACGGAATGTCTCGCAAGGGGCGCCGACTTTCGCCGGAGGCGAATCACTCAGACGATCTTCCGAATGCCGCGGGTGTGTCCCTGCTTACGGCCCCCGGTGTACCGGCGGGACGTGCCCGAAGAGGGCGATCCGCCACGCCTCCATTCACTTGGCCTCTGGCCTGCGAATTCAACCCCCTCCAGGATCCTGGTCTTCGCCCTGCCGTCCGCTGAAGCGGCCTGTGCGCATTCCTGATGAGCCCAATACGCCTCATGGCGGCCCAGGTCCTCCCCGACGGAGATCGGGCGGCAGCAGACCGGGCAGCGGCCCGGGTAGCGGGCCTTCACAGCTCCCGCTCCAAGAAGCCGCTGCGGTCCCGGTCGATCAGGTACTTGATGTACTCCGACATGGACATACCTCGCCTGGCGGCCTGTTCGCGCAGCAGCTGGCGCTGCTGGGCGTACATGTAGACCGTCAGCTTGATCAGGGGTTCGGGTCCCTCCAGGGACCTCACGACTGTTGCCACGGCGGAGGAAGGTACAACCGGTTCAACCGTTTCGCTACCTGACGGGGTGTCAGAGTGGTGGCGGAAGCGGCTTGCTACCCGTATGTTGAATGAGCACAGCTGCGCCGACTATCCCCTCAAGTCGGCGCCCCACGCAGAGCAAAGGCCCGGCCCTCCGCCGGGCCTTAAGCATTCCCGAGCCGCCTGAGAGCGGCTCCGCATTGGGGGGTTGCACGCAGAGTGCTGGTTGGAGACCAGCACTCGGGGGCAGCGTCGGCTTTAACACCGGGGGGTCATACCCGGTGGAAAGCCGCAGGTCAGACACGGTCGAGGCCCAAGACAGGGCCTCCGCTGCCCCCGAGCTGGCGAGGGGGACCATCGCTCCGCACCACAGTGCGGAGCTCGGTCGCAGCATGCATGAGTGTGCTCGGTCACGAGCACACAGCATGAGGACACAGCGGTGCACCACTCCGTGGTGCACACCATGGGTGAGCGTGCTGACGCACGCTCACAGCTGTGCATGCACGGCCCTGATGGCCGTGCATGGTGTGCCCACCACAGTGGGCACTGCTGTGCGTACGGGTGGAGGCTTCGCCTCCCCCTGCACCACACCGTCCGCTCTACCGACAGCCCCCTCCGGGGGCGTACGTCGGAAGGGGGGAGCATGAGGCCTGTTGGCCTCCCCTCGCCGGCCTGAAGGCCGGCTGCTGCGCGCCTGACGGCGCGCTGCTGTGTCCGCGCGATGGTGATCCGTTCGGCCGGAGGCCGACCGGTCACCTGCGCTCCGGCCCCACGCACGCCAGTGCGTTGCGCTGGAGCACCAAAAGCGCGCAGCTCTCGTCACCGTGGCCTGAACGAGCCTTGACATGCGCACGTCCCGCCACACCCTGTGTGTGGCCCCTGTACCTGCTGTGACGTGCATATATCCATGTGCACACCATGGGTGCGCCGGCGCTGCGCCCGAATCTTCACAAGTCGACCTGATGGGGAACGAGCACTCCGGAACCGGGATCGTGCTCAGTCATGAGCGCGTGAACGATTACATGCCTCTTAGGCAACAACCCTCATTCGTGCAGGTCATGGAGCATCTCGGAAAGATCTTGAAGAATCTTCGGTGAACCTATTGACCGCGAACGCGATCAGGGCGCAGTGTTGCACCACTCACCGAGGACGACGCGAAAGCGGAGGAAACGGGAGTAACCCCGGAGGATCGCTCACCTGGTGTTCACCAGACGTTCGACGCCTTCGAACAGCACGACAGCACGACAGCCCAAGGGCATCCGTCACTCGGTATCCACTGAGTTTCCGGACAGCTCGGCTGGTTGGAGCAGGGCCCCGTTGGAGGCGGCAGTCGCCGATGACCTCACGGGCAGGGCGCCAGGACATGGCGCAGGGCATCAGGCTCGGGACCACCCGAGACAGGCCCTGTGGGCACAGGTGGCGCTTAGACAAGACGATGACGGGCCGTATAGCCCGTCACTCGTCGAGTCGGCACGGAAGTGATGAGCCCTGCCGGCTCGATGAGTCCGCATCACATGACAGTGGAGAGGCTGATCATGAACACACGCAGCAACGACTACCCCACGGGCAACGCGAACGGCATGTCGTTCATCAGCAACCGGTGGGTGTTCACCGGTGCGGAGGGATACCGCGTCAAGCAGGACCCTGACGACGCGCACCTGTTCATGGTGGTGCGCTACAGCGCAGCCGCGGAGACGCCGTTCTACGGCGGTCGCGGCCTGGCGGAGGACGCGGCGCACGAAATGGCCTGGAGCCTCGCCGGTCCACGCTGAAGCCCTGTAAGAGCCATCGGGCGTACGGACTTGAGCCGTACGCCCTTTTGGTTCCGCAGGAATCACCCTCGGAAGTGATGAGCCGGGGGCCACGTGATCAATGGAGAGGTTGATCATGAACACGAAGTGCGACACCATGCAGTGCGCAGCGACCGCCACCCACCGACTGTCCTGGGTGGACGAGTTCGAAGAGACCGTGAACGAGAAGGTGTGCGAGCCCTGCGGACAGGGCTACGTGACCCGCCCACGCCTCAAGGCGACGCTGGAACCGCTCGCCCCCACGCAGAGCGGCTACACCCCCTGCGCATGCCGTGACTGCATGGACACCACGGTGTCCCGCAACACCAACAATCCGGAGCTGTGCGCGCTGTGCGACGACGCCGGATGCGTCGCCTGGGAGCAGGGCTCCCGGGCGGTCCTTGCGTGGGAGTGCCAACGCGACGACGCGTACGGGGGCTGACATGGACCAGCGCGAGTACGAGGACATGATCGTTGCCCGTGCTGCCGATCTCTATCGGCAGTGGGAGGCCCGCCCTTGGCACGCAAAGCTCAGGGGCCGCGTACGGACCGCATGGCGGCGCTTCCGCGTCGCCCGGAAGGGGTGGTGAGCGTGGTCGGTCTCACCCTGGGTGAGGAGAGGCGCCTCAAGAGGCTTGGCGCCCTCCTCCGCAAGGCTCAGCGCGAAGAGCGCATCGTTGATCAAGTGCGCATCGAGCGCGAGATCACGTCCATCCGCCACGCGGCTGGACTGACCGACTGATCATCCGCCGCAGCATCGTGGGGCCGTCTCGCACGGCCCCACCCTTGCTCTTACGGATGAGAGCACGCACGGGAAGTGATGAGCCCGTGCGCCCCATGGTTGATGGAGAGGTCACACCATGAAGATCGTCTACACCCGCGACGACCAGAGCACCCGTCAGCAGGCCCGAGACGCCTGGGAGGACGCGCAGCAGCGCGCCACGGCCGCGTTCACGTGGCCGATGGAGGAGCCGCGGAGCGTGGATCCGTCCGGAGATCCGCAGTACCCGTACAACCGCCCCTGGGAGCGCCTGGCCATGCGGGACGCGGACATGTACGAGCCACGACGTGTGGCGCTGTACAACTCCAAGCTGAACGCCCTGGACGACTACAACCCCGAGCGTCATGAGCGGCTGTACCACCTGCCGAAGGGACAGCGACCGTTCCGCGACGGTGACGGTGCGATCTACAGCCTGGAGTACCTCAAGCGGACGGGGGCGTAATCATGTTCGGCAGTCCCGAAGAGCATGCAGCCAACCCACCTTCCAGCTGGAAGGTGGGCAAGGCCGGCCCGCGCTTGTGGCACCTGACCATGAAGGACGGTTCAGTCCTGACGAGCATGGGCACGAAGCGCGCGGCTGAGAGTGGACGCGAAGAGGGATTCTTCGTGGACCTCTACGAGAAGGAAGGTCGCTGGTTCCGCGGCGAGCCGGTTTCCGGCTGGAAGCCGTACCAGCGCGCCTGACCCACAGACCCCCGGCACCCCCCCCGCCGGGATGAGAGGTTCCTGCCCCGCCCCCTCCCCTAGGGGGCAGGGACCTCGCCCCAAGTCCGTGCGAGCGGAAGTCTGCATGCCTGCCACCTCTCCGGTGGGCATGCAGGCCTCGGTCCGCACGGGCCACACCAACCGCCATGAACCTACGGAGAGGTAGAGCAATGGCAGAGCAGGAGACCCGGCAGGTACTGCCGGAAGTCCAGGCGTACATCACCGCCCGTAACGCGGCGGGCGAGGCGCAGCGTGTCGCAGCTGCGGCGCTGGAAGAGAAGCACGAGCGCGCCTACCAGGGTTACGGGGACGAGTACTACACCCCAGAAAAGAAGGAGCAGCGCGCGGAGCACAGCCGCGAGCGGGAGGCGACGTACGTCGCCCTCCAGGTCGCGACCAACGAGGCATGGAACACGCTCGGACAGTCCTCGGACCCGCTGATCCGCTTCATCGCGGAACAGTGCAAGGACTACCAGGACTACGCCGTCAAGGTGCTGAGCATCCTCCCCGCCTCCGTGGACGAGATGGACGCGCTGGCCGAGGAGTACGACTGGTGCCACATCTGGACACGCTTCCGTGACCAGGCCATCGAGGCCGGCGTGATGCCCGGCGTCAAGCCCCTCAGTGAGGCGTACACGGCCGTGCTGGACCGGATCAACGAAGAGTCCTGCTGCGCCCTGAACGGGGGCGCCCGGCGCCGTATCGGCGCCCTCCTGGACGCCCTGGTGGCCGAGGTCAAGGCCGAGACCGCCCCGGCGGTCACCGCATGAGCGAGATCGACTACGCGACACGCGTCGCCAAGGGCGCGGCCCTGCTGGACGAGAAGCGCCCCGGGTGGGAGCAGCTCATCGACCTGGAGATCCTCGACATCGAGAGCCCTACGAGCTGCGTCACGGCGCAGCTCAGCGGACAGCGGCACTTCCGCGTAGGGCTGGCGCAGCTCGGCCTCACCGAGGGCAGCGACGGCACGTACGTCTCTCACGGGTTCAACGCTGAGGGTGACTGCGACTGCTGTGTCAGTCGGGAAGTCCTGGACCGGCTCCCCGAGGGCTACGACCAGGACGTGGCGTACGGCACGCTCAACACCCTTTGGAAGGACTTGATCAGCAAGCGTCTGGCCGAGCCGGCTGACAGCTGATCAGCATGCAGCCCCTGCCCGGCGGTGGTGGCGAAGCCCGCCGGGTGGGGGCGCAAGGGAGTCGCAATGCGTCAACAACGCGTGACCAAGCGCAAGCGAGTGACTGACAAGCGCCGTACGGCGCGAGAGGATGAACCGCAAGAGGAGAAACCGGAGATCCGCCCGGATCTCCGGCATTGGTTCACGGAGGCGAACACGTGAGCAGGATCAAGAAAGCCCTTCTGTCCCTTCCCAGGCTCTTCCGCCCGCTGGGCATGACGTGCCCCAACGGCGAGTGCGGCGGCACGATGACCAAGAGCGGTGACGTGTACGTGTGCGGCAAGTGCGGCAACGTGCTCTAAGAGCACACACGGAGAGGAGCGGGACATGGAGTGTCCGCGGTGCAGGTCCACGAACGTGACTTCCACTGGTCTCGGGACCGGGGTCTGGAAGTGCATGCAGATGACCTGCGGTCAGACGTTCGACCGGGACAGCGCGTTCAAGCGCACCACGCCCGTACGAGTGAACGGCGCGAAGGGATAACCGACAGACGGCCGGAGGCCTGAAGGGGCCTCCGGCACTGGTTCGAGGAGAGGTGAACCATGTCATGGAAACCGCCGAGCAACTGATCAGAGCGTTAAGAGCCCCGGACCAGCGGGGCATGGGCCGTGTTGAGGCGAGCGACACCGGTCCGTCCAACATCAACCGCCTGGCCGACCTGGACGCGATGGCCACGACCATCCGCATCTGGGGCAGTTCGGTGATTCCCGGGAACCTCCAGACGCCGCAGTACTCGGACGCGGTGATCCGGGCAGCGCACCCGCGACTGCCCACCATGGAGGTGCGCCGGCGCGTCCTTCAGAAGGAGGTCCGCCAGCGGGCCTTCCTCAAGAGGACGTTCGACGAAGCCCTGAGCCACGTATGGGTGGTCATCTCGGAGCGCGCCATCACGCAGGCCGTCCATCTGGACGGCAGCGTGCACGTACAGCAGCTCTTCCACCTGTCCCGCCTTGCGGCACACGCGAAGATCATCCTTCAGGTGCTTCCCGAGGGCTTCACTCCAGGACTGGCGGATTCATTCAGCCTGTACACCCTGGACGAGGAACACCGCGTTGGCTACGTTGAGACGATCATGGGCTCGTGGTACTCCACGCGCTCGGAGGACGTGGCCAAGCTCCACTCGACCTTCAGTGACATCGGGGGCGTGGCCATGTCCCAGACAGCCACGCGGCTATTCATCCGAGAGGTGCTGAACACATGGCGATCAGCAAACCCCGTGTTGCCCGACAGTATCGAGGAGAGCCGTTCCTCTTCTCCTCGTACTCCAGTGGTGGAGACGAGTGCATCGGAGTCGCAGGACTCCCCCCGCGCACCGCACCGGACGGAGCCATAGCGGTACTGGACTCCAAGGATCCCGAGGGTCCCGTCCTGGAGGTCACAGGAGACGCCTGGAGCGCCTTTGTGCGCTCCGTCAAGGCTCTCTGAGCCTTCCCGAACCGAAGCCCCCACACTGCCTCGTGGGGGCTTCGTCATGCCCGCCCTTGTGGAGCGGATGAGCGTCGGCCCTCATGAAGCCGATCGGCCGGTCTGGCACCACCGGTGACGCGCAACGGTGCCGCCCCCTCGTAGCTCAATTGGCAGAGCAGTCGGCACGGGCGAAAGGTTGCTGGTTCGAGTCCAGCCAAGGGGACGAGGTCAGGACACGGGACAAAGCCGCGCGAGTAGAAATGGCGGCCCTGCCGGAGGCGGCAGGGTGATCAGAGCCGCTGCGCTAGAGCGAAAAGGCACCGACGACCTGACCAGCCCTGGAGGGGGTCAAGCCTCTCCAGGGCACGGGACCATGAGAGACGCAAGCAGGAACGCCGTGCAGCCCCTTCGGGCAGCTGCGTCACCCCGAAGGGACGGCCAACGCCTGTAGCGGGAAAAGGTCCTGGTGAGTTTCGCTCCAACCGCATCTCAGGAGGAGCTGTAAGGGTCTGGCCAGCCTGAACCTGATCAATTCGGCCACCGCCCCGCCGGCCTGATGACCGGCGGGGCTTCCCATGTCCCGAGGAGAGGAGCCCGGCAATGACCTTGCCGCGCAAGCCCGAGCCGGAAGAGGAGCTCATTCCGGCCAACGATCCGCACTCGCTCCCGCGGAAGTCGGGGGTTTTCCCCGTCACGCCCGCGATGGCCAGTTCCTGGCTCTCGTACCGCAACCACCCGAAGAACCGTCCCCTCAGCAAGTCCGTCTCCGCCCGCTACCAGGCGGACATGGAGGCCTGCCGGTGGCGCCAGGGCACCCCCGAGGGCTTGATCTTCGATACGGACGGCTACGTGATCTCGGGCCAGCACCGCCTGAAGGCGCAGGCGAACGCCGGGACCACGCTCGACTGGTGGATCTTCGTGAACGAGCCCCGCGAGATCTTCGAGCACGTGGACCAGGGCTTCCGCCGTACCGCGGCGCACCTGATCCGCGGCAAGTACGCCTCCCAGGTCGGCGCCGGAGCGCGTCACCTGGCGGCGCTCGCCTACGGTGACCGCTGGGGCATGCCGCACTTCAACGGCATCACCACCCCCGAAGTGCTGGCCACCCACCGCGAGTGGCCGGAGCTGACCTGGCACCTGACCGAGGTCATGGCCTGCCATTACGAAGCCGGGGTCGCAGGCCCCCCGCACCTGGCCGTGATCGCCCAGGCGGACCGCACGGAGCACCGGGACATGATCCCCTCCTGGCTGGAGGGCGTGCGTACGGGTTACGACCTGAGCAAGGGCGACCCGCGTGCTCACCTGCGGAACCGTTTCCGCAGCGGATTCGCCATGACGGGTCAGGGCAACAAGCGCGACTCGATGTATGCGCAGATCGTCAAGGCGTGGAACGCCTACGTGACCGGCGAGTCCCTGACGGTCCTGCGGTTCATGGCCTCCGAGGAACTGCCCACGGTCGTGGGCTTCACCTTCAAGAACGACACCAGGGAGGACGCGGCGTGAGCGTTCCGAACCAGTACACCAGCCGAGTACCCAAGACCGTCCTGCGCCAACTCCAGAAGGCCGCCCTGGGCCTCCAGGACGTCGAGGAGAAGGCGCACGAAGACATCCTCGTGTTCATCCACGAGGGCAAAGAGAAGGGGCTCTCGAACGCCGCGATCGCCGGGATGTTCGGCGTGTCTCCGTCCGGGATACCCGCCAAGGCCGCGCAGGGCGCGGACCTCAAGGCCCAGCGCGCCCGCAGAAAGGGCGCGTCCCCGACGGACGCATGACCATCCATCCCGGCACACCGGTACTGGTGCGGGCCCCGAGAGGTCGGGGCCTGCCCAGCTACGCCATGGTGGTACGGACGCTGACCCCACACATCGTCAGGGTGATCATCACGGCAGACAGCGGAGGGCGGCGCAAAGGCGCCGTTCTCGCCGTCCCACGGGCCACGCTCCAACGGCGTGCCCGTGGTTGCCATCGCAGAGCGAAACCGCTGCGTCGCAGGTGGCGACAGTGGGCGCTTGAGTTTGGCAATTCCTGATCCGCGTCCAACTCGGCATGTCGTCGATTGAGCTACGTTGCAGTGAGTCACGTACTACCGGAGCAAGAGTCGGGCCTCTCGCGGTCACGTGAACTGCTGCCAAGCCACATCGACAAGGGGAAGACATGCCGCCAAGGAAAAGAGTCGACTTGCCGGAGTATGTGAGAGAAGTCGTCCTCCTGGACGTCGAGCGGTCGTATCGAAAGTCGCTCGAGTCCAACGAGGAAGCCAAGATCCGGATCTACCTGGCCACCGAGCAGGGCCTGACGACGCGAGAGCTCGCCGATCAGCTCGACATCGGTCAGACCTCCGTCAGCAAGTACGCCCGAGAAGGGAAGGAGGCCTACGAGCTGCGTGACCAGAAGAAGCGAAGTCGACGCACTGGCGAAGGTCCTGATGGACCCTCAGAACGAACAGAGATCGGCTGAGGAAGTCGCCGAAATCGCCCTTGATGCGCTGACGGACTACGTCAAGAAGGTCAGGGCGGACGAGGTCGACCGCATCGCCAAGCAAGTCGTGGAATCGGTGGAGGGCGAGAAGGCCGGGGGCATCCCGGCCCGCATCGCCGACCGGATCGACGACATGAGATCCGCGACGCACCGCATCGCGGTGGTCGGGCAGATCCAGCACGGGCCCCAGGGAGAGACGCACACGGTCGTCCTGGGGCCTTTCCGTGCCCGGGGCACCCTGGACACGGAGGAAAAGTTCCTGACCGCCATACAGGGCGGTACAGCCGCCCGCGAGGCGGGCCAGCACGTGGCCTGGGACACCAAGACCGGTACCGGCAAGGGCCGCTTCATGCTCGTGCCGGCCTTCAGGGCCGGCCGGGACGCCTGGGACTTCTTCCGGGGCCAGGGCCCCGCGGAGGACATCGCCCAGGTACTGCCCATGATCCGCTCCCCGCACTTCGGGCCGGTCTGTGCCTGCGGCCTGACAAAGACCGAGGTCTGCCGCTGGTGCAGCCTCACCTACGAGCGGCATTGCCCTCTGCATGATCCAGAGGCAGAGGTACACCAGTGCCGCCCCGCGGCATGACACCAGGAGCACCATGCAGGACGGCAACGCCATACCGGCCGACGCAGCCGGCGAATGGCTCCGGAAGAGCGTCACCGATCCAGCCGCACAGATCAGCATCACGTGGGAGGTCACCGAACGCAACGATGCTGTCTACGAAGAGGTGTTGAGTATCCTGTTCGGCCCCAATAGCGACGACATGGCGGCATAATCGCCGCCAGATGAGCAGACCCCGGGTGGCGGTGCATGCCTCCCGGGGTCTTCGTCAGTCGCGAAGGGACCGACATGGGCAAGACTCTCACGGCCACGCTCCGGGCCGTCGACTACCTGAGGGTGTCGACCGAGGAGCAGGCCAAGGGCTACGGCATCGCCTACACGGGCAAGAAGACCAAGGCCTTCATCGAAAGGAAGGGCTGGACCTACGTCCAGACCTACGGGGACGAGGGCTTCAGCGGGAGCCTGGAAGCGCACGAGCGCCCCGACCTCAAGCGCCTCATGGAAGCGGCCCGGCAGACGCCGCGACCGTTCGACATGGTGGTGGTCAACGAAGGCAGGGCCATCGGCCGTACCGGACGGGCGTTCTGGAAGTGGGTCTGGGAACTGGAAGACCTCGGGGTCTTCGTCGCCGTGGTCAAGAAGGACTACGACAACTCGACCTCCCAGGGCCGCAGTCAGATGCGCAAGGATGCGGACTACGCCGAGGAGGAGCGGGAAGCGATCCGCGACCGCACCCAGGGCGGCATCCAGGAGAAGGCCGAAGAGGGCGGGTGGCCCGGAGGGCGCACCCCGTACGGCTGGCGCGTCGAGAACAAGGGCCAGAAGGGCATCTCCAAGGCCGTACGCGACGACGCCGAACACGCCGTACTTCTGCGGGCATTCGAGTTGATCGCGATCAAGGGCAAGAACGCCCAGGAGGCGGCCCTGACGCTCAACTTGGAGCAGACGCTCACCCGCGAGGGCAAGCCCTGGTCGAACAAGAACCTCCTGAACAAGCTCAAGTCGTCTGCGGTCATGGAGGGCCACGTCGTCTTCCGCCAGGAGAAGCGGGCCAAGAAGGACCGCGAGGGCAACCTCATGTGGGGCAAGTCGCTGACCATCCCCCTGGAGCCGGCGTTCACGGACGCCGAGCTGCGACAGCTCAAGGCCGCCCTGGCGGCCGGCTCGGTCGTCCGCAACGCCTCCGGAGCCCCGGAGTACCAGCTCTCGAAGCGGATCACGGGGCAGTGCGGACGGCACTACACAGGCTTCCACCGCGGCTCGCTGCGGGGGTACCGCTGCTCGGGCAAGCAGGAGACGTACGCGGGAGCGGGCATCTGCTCGTGCTCGCAGGTCTCCGCGGACCTGCTCGAAGAGGCGGCATGGTCGAAGATCTGCCACCTCCTGGGCGACGCAGACCAGCTGCGCGAGCTGTCCCGGGCCTGGGTGGCCCGCGGCATGGCCGGACAGGTCGACTACGCGCGCCGGCTCAAGGAGCTGGACGCGCAGATCTCGGAGCAGACCGACACCATCGACACGATGATGGTCCTCAAGGCCCGCCAGGCGGCCCAGCAGGGCCTGCGCGGAGAAGCGGCCGTAGAGGCCGCTGAGAAGGCCGTGAAGCCCCTTCAGCTGGCTCTCACGGAGTTGCAGAAGCAGCGCAACGAAGCGGCGGCCTGGGAGGCCGAGGCCCGTCAGGCGGACGAGCGCGCGAGGGACCTGGAGTCACTGGCCAAGGCGGCGAGCAGCCGCCTGGAGTCGCTCTCCGTCGAGAAGCGCTCGCGGCTCATCACGCTCCTGGATGTCCAGGTGACGCTGACCTCGCCCGTACCGCGGACCTGTCCCGGCCGGAAGGCCGGACTCCCGGACTTCGAGGTCCGGGGCGTGGTGGACCCCCGCTTGGTTACGGAGCACATCGAGGCACGATTCCGAGGAGAAACATGGCCTCATGTGCCATCTGGGGTTATCCAATTCCGTGTGCGGGTGGCGGCCTCGCTGACCTCGGAAGATGTCCGCGGCCTTGTGGACCGTAGGGCGGCTTAGTGAACGGAAGATGAACGGACGGCGGGCTCCTGGGAAACCAGGGGCCCTTTGCGTTGGAGGTCACATGCCCGAACCGGACTGGAAGACCGAGCTACGTACCCTCGCCGGCGAACTCGACATATACGGCGATGCGGAGTTCACCATGGCCCGTCTGCTGCCCCACATCGACGCCGCGTACGAGCGCGGCCTGATCGCAGGCCGGAGCCAGAGCGGCTACACGACCCGCAGCAAGAAGAAGGAGGAGGGCTGATGGTCTGCCCGTTCTGCAGGCGCATGCGCTGCATCTGCGGGTGAGCCGTGGGCTTCACCCGACTCGAAAAGCTGATCATCCTGGCGGCCCTCACGGCCGCCTTCGTCATGAATGGGGCGCCGTACTGGTGGAACTGATCAAGCGCCTGAGGATGGCGCTCGCGAAGAACCGGGCCCGGGTGGGCTGGGGGATCGCGGAGGGACTCATCGGGGCCGCTATCGGGCTCCTGGCCGCCACCCTGTGGGGTCACACGGTGGGCTGGTGACGATGCTCTACGATCCCGAGCGCCGCTGGCTGGCGCGGAGCATCTGTCGCTGGGAGGACCGTCACCTCTTCTTCGCCGACGGCGCATCCGCCGGCCGCACATCGCAGAGCGTCCAGAGGGCGTGGGACCAGGCCAAGGAGATCTGCGCCGTATGCCCGGCACTCAAGGAGTGCGCCCGGGACACCCTGGGCGAGGACTTCGGCGTCTGGGGCGGCTTGGACCAGAACCAGCGCGCCGCCATACGGCGCGCTATGCCCAGGGCCATCAAGAAGTGGCCGGAGGCCAGCCGCTTGCGCTGGGGCAAGGAAGTGCAGCGTCTGCGCGACGGTGAGGTGAGCTGGAGGGACATCACGCTCCAGACCGGCCTGCCGCACAACGTGGCCGAGACGCTCGCCACGCAGTGGCGCGTTCACCTGATCGAGACCGAGAACCAGCCGAAGGTCATCGACCTGCCCTTGCCCGAGCCGCGGACCCGGGGGCCGGAGTTCCCGGCCAAGCCGGGTGGGCGGCACGCCTGGGTGCGGCACAACGGCCGCATGTCGGACGCGATCTACCGGGGCGAGACCCCGTCAGGGCGCTGGATCTTCGTGACCGTCTACTCCGGTCACGGCCACGTCAACAAGTGGGTGCTCCGCAGAGACGTACAGATCTACCATCCCCAGCCCGTGATCATCATGTCCAAGCGCAGGGAGGAGGCGGATGAGCCCGCCAGGCCAGCTGCCTAAGAACACCAGCCACAGCGCCCGTGAGCAGCTTGAGCGGTGCGCCAAGGCGTACTTCCTCACCCGCATCGCCAGAGCCCCCAAGAGGCCCGCCCTGTGGCTCGCCGGCGGCTCTGCGGTCCACGAGGTCACCGAGCTGTGGGACCTCCACCCGAAGGCGGGGACGAAGGACTTCGCCTTCGATGTGGATCTGATCTGGAGGAACCAGTTCAACGCCCAGCTCGAAGAGCTGCGCGCCAAGGAGCCCAACGAGAACATCTGGCGCCGCTCTCAAGCGGAGCCCATCGAGGCGTGGAACGTCCTCGGGCCACAGTCCGTCCGCTCGTACATCGACTGGCGCAAGCGCTCCCCCTGGGAGATCTGGACCACGCCTGATGGCGAGCCCGCCATCGAGCTGGACGTGTCGGGGATACTCCCCGGCTGCCCGGTGGAGATCAGGGCGTACCTGGACCGGGTCTTCTGGGACCCGGTCTTCAAGAAGCACCACATCGTGGACCTGAAGACCGGCAAGCGGGCGCCGAAGAATGCCGACCAGTTCGGTACGTACGCGGCGCTGCTCAAGGCCATGTACGGCATCGACGTGGACAGCGGCGTTCCCTTCATGAACCGCAAGGGCGGGCTCGGCAAGCCCTTCGACCTGACCTCGTACACGCCCGAGTACGTGGGCCTCGTCTTCGGCGAGGCCTGGGAGCAGGTGCAGAGCGGGGACTTCCCCGCCAACGGCTTCGATTCGGAGTGCTTCATCTGCGACGTGGAGGCCGCCTGCGCGGCCCGCGGCGGGCCCCTGGCCCATCTCTACGACCCGGACTCTCCGGGCTACCAACCACCCTTCTGAGGACCCGTGATAGCCACCTTGAGCTTCAGCGACCTGCTGGCCAAGTTCTTACTGCGGACGCGCTCCGTTAACGAGCCCGTGGCGTACGACGACCCACAGCGCGATCCCAACTACTGCTGGACGCACCACATGATCTATCCCGCCTGTGCGGACATGCACTGATGCTTCCCAACTGCGACTGCGGCGCCTGCTGCGAGCAGTGCGGGCACTACCCGGGTTGTATCCGTTTCGAACTGAGCGAGGGGGACGATGCCGATCCTGAGCCTGTGCACGGGCTACGGCGGGCTTGATATGGCCGTGGAGGCCCTGACCGGTGACAAGGTCGCCTACGTCGCGGAGAACGACGAGGCGGCCTCTCTTGTGCTCAAGCACCACCGGCCCGATGTGCCGAACATCGGCGACATCACAACGTACGACTTCACGCAGCTGTCCGGCCTGGTGGACGCCATTGCGGCCGGCTTCCCCTGCCGCAATACCTCCAACGCCGGCCGAAGGGATGGAATCAATGGCCAGTGGTCGCGGGTCTGGAAGGACGTCTGCCGAGCCATCCGCGATATACGACCTCGTCACGCGTTCCTGGAGAACGTTGCGGCGCTCCGGTCGCGGGGCCTCGATGTCGTCGCTGAAGACCTGGCCTCGGTCGGGTATGACCTCTGGTGGACGACTCTTCGAGCTTCCGACCTGGGAGCCGCCCACCAGCGAGACCGATGGTTCGGAATCGCGGTTCCCCACGCCGAAGGCGAGCGACGGCCCGCACGGTGGGCCGAACCAGCGCAGCAGCAAGGGGAAGTACGACGCGCTTCCGGGGATGGTGGTCAACTGCCTTCCCACGCCGACCGCCAGGGACTGGCGGTCGGGCGCCTCGAACCTGCATGGGGTCAACTCCAGACCGCTGAACGAGGTGGTCTTGCTCCTGAAGACGCCCACGGCGCAACTCGGGACGAACGGGTCGGCACAGCACCCGGACAAGCGTCGAGGGGGGGGGCACGGACCAACCCTTGACGACGAAGTCTCCTTCCTTCTTCCCCACGCCGACAGCGGCGGACGGGACGGGAGGCCCGGGGACGAGCCCGAATCGCAAGGGCGGGATGAACCTGCGGACGGCTGTCACTCGCCTGCCGAGTGGTGGGGCGAGTACCTCCCCGCCATCCGCAGATGGGAGCAGCTGAGCGGAATTCCCGCACCAGCGCCCACAGAGACAGGACCCAGAGGGGGCCGCCGACTGGCGGCCCCCTTCGCTGAGTGGCTGATGGGCATCCCGCCCGGTCACGTCACGGGCGTACCGGGCCTGGACCGGAAAGACCAGCTTCACAAGATCGGTAACGGCGCCATGCCCGTACAGGCATACGCCGCTTACGAACACCTGCTCAACCTGATGAAAGAGGCGTCATGACCGACACCACCACCGAGACCGTGGGCCCCGACACCGAGGCCGAGGGCTGGGGCGCCGACGCGCCGGCCGTGACCTACCCCGAGTACTCGGACCGCCCGCACAACCACAACTTCACCATCTCGCTGGACGGCCGCGGCCCGATGGTCGCGATCCGCGCTCAGACGGCCGAGGAGTTCAACGCTCGTCTCCAGGAGCTGGAGGACGCGGGCACGCTCACCATGGTGGCGTCCGTGTACAGCCACATGAAGGCCGAGATGGCCATAGCCCAGGGCCTGGGCCCGGTGACCCCGGTGGGGCCGCCCCAGGGCGCTCCTGCGCCCGTGCAGCCCATGCCGCTGCCGCAGTCTCCCCAGGCGCAGTACCCGGCCGGTCCGCCGGTGCCCCCGCAGGGCCCGGCTCCGGCGCAGTGGCAGAACGCCGGCGCTCCGGCCCCGCAGGCCGGCCCGCAGAACCAGGAGTACCGCAACGCGGGCTGGTACCGACTGGACGTGCCCTTCCCGAAGAAGGGCCAGTTCGACGGGATCGTGGCGCAGTACCAGCTGCGCAAGGGCCGCCCGTCCGAGGGCGGGTCGTACTCCTTCAACTCCAAGGGCGAGAAGGCCTGGTACGTCTCCCCCGAGGTCGCGGGGGCCTTCCCGATGTTCTCGCCCGTGCCCGCCTAGGCCATGACTTCCCCTCAGCCCCTCCTTGGCGCCACACTGGCGCCGGGGAGAGGGGGTGTGATGGACCATCGACTGTCGGACTACGACAAGAAGCGCCTGGACGAGATGAACTCGGCGAACCTGCCGGCCTTCTGGCTGGCTTACCCGGTCGTCGTCTTCGGGGGGTTCTGGCTGCTGATCCGAGTCCTGGACTGGATCGGGTAAAACGTGCAGAAAGCATCCCGACGGGTGCGCAAGGGGGCAGTGGGCGTTGACCCGCTGCCCCCTGCGTTTTCCTCGTGGGCAGAGCGCAAGCTGCGCTTCTACCCCAAGAACGTGCACATGATCAGCGGCAGGCCCGGGTCGTTCAAGACGATGCTGGCGCTCAACGCCATCGTCAACATGGGCTTGCCGACGCTCGGCTTCTCCAACGACTCGGACGACCTGACGGTGTTCTCCCGGCTGCTCGCGATCGACACTGGACAGCAGTCCGAGGACATGGAGGACTGGATCAGCTCGAACCCCGACGAAGCCGCGCTGGCGCTCGGGAAGTTCGACTTCATCGACTGGAACTTCTTCGCGAACCCCACGATGGATGACGTCTGGCTGGAGACGTACGCCCACCACGAGGCCAACGGCCAGTGGCCGAAGGTGATCCTGGTCGACATCCTCAAGAACGTCCAGCTGGACGGAGGCGGGGACGAGTGGGCGAGCCTGCGTGAGGTGATGCTCCAGTCCCTGGTCCTGGCCAGGGAGACGGACGCTGCCGTGATCCTCGTGCATCACGCGACAGACGGAGCACGGGGGTACCCCGTGCCCACCCGGGCCGAGGTGCTCGGCAAGGTCGGCGCCCTTCCGGCGCTGATGGTCAACGTCGGCATGGATGCCGACAACCAGATGTGGGTGGCGGGCGTGAAGGTCCGCAAGGGCAAGTCCGATCCGGACGCCAAGAATGCCTTCCGCATGACCGTGCAGCCCGAGTGTGCACGCGTCGGCGACTACGTACACGTACCCCAGATCCGCGTCCCTTCGTACGGGGGCTGGGGAGGAGGAGAGGGATGGGAATGAGCGAGGAGCGAGACACCGGGGGTTGGGCGCTCACGGACGGTTACGCCTCGGACGATCGGCTTTGCCTGATGGCGGATGAGGGGTCTATCGACATCGTTTACAACTCCAACCCACTGTCCGCCCCGCAGATGCGGGCCTTGGCCAGTGTTCTCGTAGAGAAGGCTGAGGGGCTGGAGGCGAAACGCTCATGACCTGCCGCTGGTTCCATCGCTGGGGCGAGTGGGAGAGCGAGTTCGAAGAGGCCCCTCTCGGGGCGATGACCGTCTGGGAATGGCGCGTACGCCACTGCCAGCGCAAGCGCTGCGACATGTTCGAGGAGGTGCCGCGGTGCGTGTCATTGTCACCGGAAGTCGCGCGTGGCCTGATCCCGTGAGGGTCGCCCACGAGCTGAACACGCTGTACCTCCAGCACGGGCCCTTCACGCTCATCCATGGCGCCTGCGCCACGGGCGCGGACGCTGCGGCAGCGCACTGGGTGGAGATCGCGGGCCAGGCCCTCGGGTGTATCGAGATCAAGTACCCCGCCGACTGGGAGCAGTTCGGCAAGAGAGCAGGGCCCATCCGCAATGAGCAGATGGTGAGGGAGGCGGGCGCCGATCTGGTGCTCGCCTTCCCGCTTTTCGACAGCCGCGGCACGCGGCACACGATCGACCTCGCCCGCGAGGCGGGCATCCCGGTACAGGAGATCAGAGCATGAGCACGCTGAAGTTCGAGGGACCGCCCCCGACGGCCTACGGGACATCCAAGGGGCACCACGCCGACGCCGCCCGGGAGCTGCGCGAGCGGCCCGGAGAGTGGGCGATCGTCGGCGTCTACGCCCACAGCGGCTCTGCCGGTGCGGTGGCCCTCCAGGTACGCAAGGGGTCCATAGCCGCGTACGAGCCGGCCGGGGCCTTCGAGGCCAAGGCCCGCACCGTGAACGGCGAGGCGCGCGTGTACGCCCGCTTCGTGGGCGATCCGGATGAGTGACAACCACACGGGCCTCCCGCACGACCTGCCCGAGTACGTGCCGAACGTGGCTCCGGAGAAGCCCGCCGTAGAGGAGACCGTCAAGGTCGGCCTCGGGGACGACTACTACCAGGGCGCTTACTTCAGCACCGCGGCCACGTACCTGGACTACGAGGTGCCCAGGTCCCAGCTGGAGCGCTGGGAGGCCGCCCAGGCGGCCTACGGCGCCATGCAGGACGAGATCGAGCAGGTAATGCGCGAGCAGTCGCGCCGCGTCCTGGCGCTCATGCTGGAGCGCCGCAAGGGGCAGCCCAATACGGTATCGAAGCTTGTCCAGGTCGCGTACGAAGACGCCATTACGCGGATGCTCCAGCAGGCTCCGCTACTGCGGAGGAAAGAGGGCGAGTGAGTACGAAGTCAAAGCAGAAGGGCACCGCGGCGGAGACCACGGCCGTGCGGTACCTCAAGGAGGTCTTCCCGGCCTGCGAGCGACGTACCTTGTCCGGCAGCAAGGACCGGGGCGACATCGCCGGAGTGCCTCGCACGGTCGGCGAGGTCAAGGCGGCCGTCAAGATCGAGCTGGCCAAGTGGCAGCGCGAGACGCTGACCGAGATGGAGAACGCCGGGGAGCCCAACTGCTTCTTGCTGATCAAGGTCCCGTACAAGAGCGTCGCGAAGTGGGACTTCTGGATCCCGGCCTATCAGGTCGGGTTGGAAGACCGGTCCTTCACGCCCGAAGAGAAGCTGCCGGAGGTCTGCCGATGGATCCACATGGACTTCG